GCTTTACGAGAATCTTAAACAAGTAAAAGCGGATAAAGATAAGGCAAAGAGAATGATTATATAATAATAAACCTTGTATTATATTAAAGATCTCACGGTTACAGTGAGATCTTTTTTTTAAATTTATTTAACGAAAATAACATTTTGTTAAATTTTTTATAAACTTTTCATTATTAAATAGATATAAAAATTGTTGTTTTTATTTAGTCTTAATTAAAATAACATTCTAAAGGCATTATATCTTCACAGGCTTCTACAAAGGAACAAACCCAAAAAACAAAACCACATATGGCAAGATATATTAATGATACTGATTTTTATTATGAAATAATAATAAGTAAAGGTAAAGGTAAATTAACCAGAAAATCAGAAAACATGATAATAAAAATCGGTGAAGAAATGATTAAAAAATTTGAGAGAAAATATAAAACCACTGATGATAAATTTGATTGTATGCAACAAGGAATACTAATGATGCTACAAAATTGGCAAGGATTTAATGAGAAAAAATACACTTCTGCATTTCCTTATTTTTCAGAGATATGTAAAAGAGGCATTGCTGCTGGATTAAATGTTATTTACCAAAAGAAGAATAATCAAGAATCACCTAAAATGATAAGTCTTAGCCATTCAAATGATGGTAAAGGTTTACATAATATATAAGTTATTGTAAATCAATACGTTGTGAATTTATTTATTACCTTCATACACTTTATTTAATTTTTTGTGCTATATAAATTTTTATATATAAAGAAAAACAATAAAAACTATGGCATTAAGCGATTGGGTTAGAAATGATGGGTATATAAATTCCACACCTGGACCTTCACCATCATATACAAACAATGAAACATTTATTATGTTAGTTAGGGATATTCAATATCAGGATGTTAAAACTGGTGGATATACTAGATTTCCTACATTATATGATGTAGCATTAGCGAATCAAGGAAAAAATTATATTCCTGTTACTGACAATACTAGACTTGTACAGGATCCACCAAATATTAAACCACCAAATAGATATTAATAATGAAATATTTAGAGAAATTTAAACATAAGTGGAAAATGGTGGTTCAAGATGTTATTGATGAATATGGTGAGGAAATAGCTGCAGAATATTTAAATGTTTTGTTTATTGATCAATATATTGAAATTGAAAAAGGTTTTAATGTGTATAATTCAATGAAAACTTTTTGTGGTATAGTAGAAAAAATATTTTATATTAATAGTAGTGGTTTTACTGTTGTTAGATTATTAGACGATGAAGATGTTATTATTGGTAGAGCAACAATTCATTATACTGATATAAATTTAGAAGAAGGCGAATTGTTTATAGATACTAAAAAATATAATTTATAATGGCACTAAATAGATCTAATGTAAAAACCAAAAGAAAGAAAAATGGTGCACCAAGTAAAGGATATTACTTAATTCAAAATCCAGAAAAATATATTGGTAAAACACCCGTAGCATATTTAAGTTCTTGGGAATATGCATTTTGTAAATTTTGTGATATAAATGAAAATGTTATAAAATGGAGTTCTGAAAGCATAGAAATACCATATCAAACCACAAATGATAAAGGACAATTAGAAACACATCGCTATTATCCAGATTTTTATGTTGAAACTATAAACGAAAACAACAAAGAAACACATAATAGATTAATAATTGAAATTAAACCTAAACACGAAACACAAACACCAGTTATAGCAAAGAAGCAATCACTTAAAATGTTAGAAAATTATGAATATTCATTAAGAACTTTTAAGAAAAATTTACATAAATGGGCATCAACAAAAGAATGGTGTGAAAAAAGACATTTAACATTTAAGATTATAACTGAAGAATGGCTCAAGAGTAAAGGACTAATATAATAATTTATATATATCATTATGAAATTTACAGAAGAAGTTAGAGCGTTATTTACCCAATATAAAAAAAACATAAAAGTTATTAGGGATGAATCTACTTTAGAGTTATTTACATATATTTTAAGGAAACCAAATAAACAAGTTAGAATAACAAACATTAAAAACGTTACAACTGGTAAATTTTATATAATTAGATATAATTTTAACGGTAATAAAATATGGTGTCCAATATTAACAATACCACCTCTACCAAATAAAAATGAATTAGGTGTTTTAGAGAGACAATTAAAGATAAAAAATATTAAAAAAATTATTTATGCTATTAATTTTGATTATTTACCATTAAGATATAAAGCTTCTCTTATTGAGAGAATTATTGAAACTAATTTAGATAGATATAACAATAATGAAGACAAAATAGCAAATGGTGAATTAGTATCAAAGGAGTTTGGTTTTAGAATACCTTGGATTTACACATTTTTGAAAAAATATAAAAAAAATTATGCTATAACTGCATACGATATATCTAAAATTGATAGAGTTTATGATATATCATCTACTATTTTACAGAGATTTGTATTTGTAGATACATATTATATAAATAAAAGAATGATGTATGATACATTAAATAAAATTAGTAATGAAAAAACCAGAGAAGAATTCACTAAAAAGATAAAATTGTACGAAGAAATACTGAAGTTGTATGAGACTGACGTTGAACAATTTTATAAATCATTAAAAGGTTTCGAAAAAAACCTTAAGTTGATAGAGAATTTATAATTTTTAATTTTTTTCTTCTCATTATTTTTACATCATCAAACCATTGTTTATAATAAGAATGATAATTTACATTAAATGAAAAAATATGTTCTATATGATAGTTATTAAATATTGTAAATTTATTATCATCATCTTCACCAATTGTATGTATTTTATATATTTTACCTTTAGTTAATGCAATATCATTACTATCATCCATTATTAATGTTGTATGACAATATAAATTGTCACCTTTTTTATAATTCATGTTCATATTTTACATAAGCTGCACCTAAATTAAAACCACCAACACAACCAAGAAAAACTGATAAAATTACCATTGGTGATTCAGTTGCTATTTTGAATAACACAAGATTAACAAATAACAACAATATAAAAAAACATATTGCGACTATTAAGTGATGTATTGCTTTCATTTTGTGAATTTTTTAAGATATCTTAATGGTATTTCTCTAAAATCAGTGCCATTTTTTATTGGTTTTTCAACTAATGCTCTTGGTTCGTTATATTTTTCACCATTTTTACCATCTTCAAATATTGGATAATATGAAATTTTCCATTTGTCTGGTTTTTCATCCATTTGATATTCATCATCAATATTATGATTATACATGAATTTTTCATCATCAGTTAGATTTTTTTCATCAATAGAAATTTTTTCTTCCATTAATTCATCTAAACTAGTTAATGTACCACAATTATCACAAGAAACATAAACAACCATAACTTCTTTATTTGTGTTGTCATTTATTTCTTTTTTAATTTCGAAACTAAACATGTGATTACAGCCACATTTACCACAAATAATATGAATATTCGGATTTAGCATATTGTTTTATTTTCATTTAATTACAAATATAAGAACAATAAATTTAATAAAAAAATATGGGGCTTTTTAATTTTAATATATAATAAAAATTAATTTAAAGAATGTCAACATATAACAGATATAATCAACCAAACTCAATGTATGAATTTGGAAGGGGAAATATGGGTAAAAGTTTTGGTAATAAGTTACTGAGAAAACTTAGTAATTTTGGTATGGACGAACAAGAAATGGTTGTTAAAAACAGTCAAGCGATTGGTGCTTTTCAAGACACTAGTAACCTATTATACGAGCCAGGTACAAATATGTACGATTTATTTACAAAAAAAATTATATCTAAGATTTTAGAAAAGAAATCAATAGCATACTTAGATCGTAGATATTTAGATAAAAGAAAAATTCTACACCAATATGCAATTAAAGAAGAAATCAAAGATTATGTTGTTCGAATAGCAGAAGAATGTATTAACTATGATGATGATAATTATTTTTGTAGTATAAGTGATCTTCCTGATGATTATGATCAAGCCACAAGAGTTAAATTTCAAGAAAATTTCAAGAAAATTTATAATGGATTTAATTTCAACGATGGATTAACTGCTTGGAATTATATGAAAACATTTTTAATTGATGGTTTCTTAGCATTTGAGATTGTTTATGATGATAATCAAAAGAATATAATTGATCTTAACTTATTAGATCCATTAACACTTATTGTTGCTGCTGAACCAGGTACTGGTACCGTGGTTTGGATTCAAAATCCAGATGTGCCACAACTTCGTAGAGTATTATTAGATGCAAATATTATTTATATATCATATTCAAATAATTTAGATTATGATGAAACAAGTTATGTTGAAGGTTTAATTAAACCTTATAATCAACTTAAATTATTAGAATTTACTAAGTTAATGTATAACTTAAATCAAGCATCAATTTATAAAAAGTTTGTTATTCCTGTTAATGGTCTTACAAGACAACAAGCAGAACAACAAATAGCACAATTAATGAGTGAATATCATGAAGATATTGAGTGGGATGATAGAACAGGTATACCATATATTAATGGTTCAACTAAAATACCACACTCAAAAGATTATTGGTTTCCTACATCTGAATTAGGACAACCAGAAATGACAATTGAACAACCACAACAAGCGGAATTAAATGAAGATGTAACTTTACAATGGTTTTATAAAGGATTAAAAAGAGCATCTAAATTACCATCAGCAAGATTAGATGAAGATCAAGGCGGTGGTAGTTTTTATGATGATACAGCATCAATTACAATGGATGAAATAAGATTTAAGAATTTTATAACTCGTTTAAGAACATTATTTAAAGAAGTATTAGTTAAACCATTAAAAATTCAAATGGTTCTAGATTTTCCTGAATTGGCAACTGATAAACTTTTTGATAGTTATATTAAATTGAAATTTAATTCTAATGATTTATTTGAAGAGTGGAAATATCTAAATAATCTAGCAAAAAGAGCAGAAATAGCATCAACATTATCAAGTAATTTACAAGATGCTGAGGGTCAGCCATATTTGAGTATTGAGTGGATAGTTCGAAATATTATGAAATTTACTGATAAAAATATTGAAGAAAATAATAAATATAAAATGAATAGTGCCGCTGATGCTGGCGAAGGCGAAGGCGGTGGTGACTTCGGTGGAGGTGGCGGTGAGCCTGGTATACCTGGAATGGGTAGTGATGATGATTTCGGTGGCGATATGGACATGGGTGGACAAGGTGAAATGGACCAAAATCTACAAGGTGGACAAGCACAAGGTGGTGGTGGTGAAGAAGGGCCACAAGGACCTCAAGCTGG